AAAGTTGTGGCCATCATTATAATTTCTGGTTTTCTAAACCATTTTGTTACCAATCCTGACCAATAATCGTTTACAACTGTTTCTGTTTGGGCAAATCCTTTTAGAATAGAGCCTACAATGTTTTTTTCTGTGTCTGTTAAATTTTGTTTCCAATCATTTATATCAGACATCATAGGGACTTCTGTATGAAGCCAATGTGCTTGTTGTTGCTTGAGCCAATAGTCTGCTGCTTTTTGGTACTCGAATGGCTTGTATACAATACGTTCTTTAGTTATATCTTTTTTACTCATTATTTAAGTTAAAAAATTTGTTAAAATTAGGAATTAAATAAAAGCTCTCGTAAATGACCTTTTTCAGATAAATTAAAATTATCTGTAATTTGGGGACCTTCATTTATATTAGATTCGGATGGACCTGATAAAGACTCATATTCTTCATCACTTATAATCCTATATTCACCAACAGCAATATTGATAGCAGCATTATAAGTAAGTCCGTCCATTCCGTATCTATTCTTCATTATGTGCCATTTTCCTACTCCTGTTTGTTTATCTTTTACCCTACGAGAAATTGATGCAGCGAAATCTGTAATCATCATTTTATCATAAGAGCCAGCAGCCTTATGTCCTTCAATAATCTCATCCTGTGCTCCTTGTCTGTTAACTTGAGAAGCAGACCAAATGGGAATATCAAGTTCTCGGGCTAAGCCTTTAGTGCTTGTATAAATATCATCAATTTCTTCCTTACGCTCACGAGACAACTTTTTAGATTTAAGAAGGTCAACATAATCAATAACCACCAAATCAATTTTAGTTCCTAAATCCTCACATTTTTGTATATGGGCTTCCAGGGTTGATAATGATGCTTTACCTGGAGGGAATTCTTTAATAATAAGATTTCCGGGCAACTTAGTCATAACTTCTTCAACCCTATCTTTATGCATTGTAATTTCATTAGCAGGAATTTTGGTAAAATATGCATCAAATCTTCTACCTACATAATCTTCACCTAATTCTAGAGTATAATATACTACATTAAACCCCATTTTTACAGCATTACCAGCTATAGCTACTAACGACCAAGACTTACCAGCTCCTGGACCACCAAATATAAGACCAAAATCTCCGTTTCCAAGCCCACCCTGTAGAATATCGTTAAATTGGGTCCAAGGTGTTGGTATAGTGATTCTTTGTTCTTCTCTATAACGTGTTTCAATATCTTTAATATATTCATGTCCAATATTTTTATCCATTCCTGCTTTTAAAGCATTATCGATTAGTCCTCTAATTGAGTCATAATCCTCAGCTTTAAGCAAATCTACACTATTGAGTAGTGCTTTTTTAAGTTGTTGGTTTTTACAGAAAGCAGAAAATTCAGTTTCGATATATTCTGAATCTGTTGCTACAATTTTATATGCTTCTCTTAGCTGTTCTCTAATCGAAACTTTTAAAACTTCATTAGAGACTTTTTCATACTCTGCCTTCAACACCTCGGGTGTTGGGGTTGTATGGTATTCTGAGTAATATTTTAGAATTTCATCTATAACCCACTTGTGGGCTTGATTATCAAAATAATTTGAATCTAAAATATCATGAATGTTAGTTAAAAATTCTTTGCGCTCTAATAGAGAATGTATAACCTTGATTTGAAACGCGGGTCCATATTTATTAAGACTTGATAGAGTCATTTACAAAACTATTTAATGATTGAAACTGATTATTAATCCAGAACTCAGGGTTTTTAATTAAGTGACGTAACCCATCTTCTTGGTAAAATGTAAGAAATGTTTTTGAATTTAGCACGGGTGGGTTTACTTCTATTTGCTCATTTAGATATTTCTTTTCTAAATCATCCACCATAGGATTATGTAAATCCATAATTTTGTAGTTTTTACGAAGATTATCTTCTTCAAATACTACGCGAGAATAGATAACGTGTTCCTTATGTTTTTCCCCTGCAATCTCGATTATGTCATCTAGTGTGAGTTTTCTTTGGTTTAATTCAGGAAATAGTTTATGGAGTTTTTTCTCACCTAAACCTTTAATCCCAGGAACCTTATCAGAAGAATCCCCCATCAAAACCTTATAAAGAATAAAATTTTCAGGTAATACCTTGAATTTATTTATAACAGTCTCAGGAGTGTAATAGTCCTTTTCAATTGGTCTATACACGCAAATCCTATTATTAACTAATTGAATAAAATCTTTATCACTTGATACAATAAATGCCCTTGAGTCAGCATTTTCTTGTGTGATCTTCGTGGCCAAATGCGCGATAATATCATCGGCCTCTACTTTATCAAGGGCTATGGTTTTAACGGGGAGACACTTCAAATAATCGATTAATCTTACAATTTGATCTATTTTAGCATCGTGCTCATCTCCTACATTTTCAAAAATTTCCCAATTAGTAATACGAGACTGATGGCGACCTGCCTTGTATTCTGATAGGACATTTTTACGATTCATTGATGAATTTTCTCCATCAAATATAACATACATAGAAGTTGGTTGTATGGCGTTTATTAGAGTCCCCAACGAACGGATAAAACCTCCTAATCCACCTACATGAATGCCTTGTTGGTTAACAATATTCAACATTGCAAAGTTTCTAAAAAATAGATTTAGACCATCAATAAATAAAACTCTTTCATGTGGTGAGGAGGTAATCTCCTGCTCCTTATCCATATTGTTGAGGAGCTCTAATAAATCTTTATTTGCCATAATTTAATCTGGTTCTTGTGTGTATACTGCTTCTGGGGTAGCTTCGTCTACTTCTTCGACAATATCAAAATTACCTCCACCTAAAATCTTTGCCCATTCTTTAGCATGAGATTCTTTATAGTTTTTAAGTGACTTATCACTATCTTCTATAAATCCGTGTGGAGTCATAATAATACGACCTCTAGTAGTAACACCATTGATATGATTTTTATCAATTTGTAGGTTAGTACGTTTAGCAAATTCTACTTGCTTACCATCCTTAATTGCTTTAATCTTGGAGGTACCGGCATTTGAGATATTACCAAATGTTGCTACAAATGTTGCATCATACCACATTGTAAAACCACCTTTATTCATCAATTTGGGCATTGACATAGGTGTTTCTGGTTTAGCAGTCCATACCTTATTAATAGCAACAAGTGTATTAGTATAAGGTGAAGATTCTTTACGGGACATTACAACTTTTTGGTTTACTACATTACCAAATTGAGTTGACATTGCACCAGCGTTCCATTCGTTGTTGTTTTTCTTCTTTTCAACACTCATTTGACAAGGAACGGATCCAATACTATCCCACAAGAACAACAGATCATAAGGTAGATTACCTTTCTTTTGCTCATCCAACAAATCTAGAATGAAGGCAGCTACATCTTCAATTGTATGAAGAGATTCTCTATCAGCGTAAATAAAATCACCCTGGTAGTCTAGTAGTTCACCTGTTTCTTTATCCCAAATTTCTTGAACATCTAAACCCATTTGCATTGCGTGTTCCCAATTCCATTTCATCTCTGTAATGATGAATACAGGTAACACTTTAGCTTTTTGGGCAGAAACCGCAGCCTCAATCAAGGCTGTGGTTTTGCCCGTATCGGAGTGACCTCTTAGGAGACATACGTGTCCCATTGGAATACCAGGTACAGAGGTTACTTCTTGGAAAGCTTCAGAAAGTGGAATCCACTGTTGAGGTTTAAACTTAACATTACCACCTAATCCTTTTTTGTTCTTAAAACTATTAAGATCAAAATTAGATTTTAGCTCAGCAGAGACTGCTGCCGTTAGAGATTTACTTGCTTTTCTAGGCATAATTAAAATGGCAGGTCATCATCCTCGTTTTCAAACAAGCTATCAAACTTATCAAGTTTGGTTTGCTTAACATTTGAAGCTGAAGTATTAAGTGAATAATTAGTTTTATCTGATGGTTTTTCATCATCAATGATATCGCCTTCTTGAGGTGAATCCTCAGGAGTCAACCAAGCCTCAAGATTGGATTTCATCTCATCGTAAGGGATTTGCTTAAATACTTCTTTAGGATCTTTTTGGTTTTCCAACCAACTCTCTACTTTAGAAGCATCAGCATCAAGTGGAGATACTTTCATTGAAGGAGATGCTGTAGTACGGTTGTACTTAGTACCTGTCATCTCAGGACCTTCAGTGTTAAGTTTAATATCACGTCCCGAAGCAACATCAGTAAAATCACCTACTTCCTCATCCATAGCCATTTGTAGGAATGAAGAGTACAATTCTTTACCAAACTGCCAAATCTTAACACCTTCATCTTCCATACCACGAACGATAACAGGAGCAAAGTAACGAACTTTTGGTTCGAGCTTTTTAGCCAATTTCCAATTCTCAGGTTGGTCTGTTTTACGAAGTTGTTTAGCAAACTCTACAAGTGGATCTTTTTCATCAAAGTTAATTGGAGAGATCATTACAGGTCTTCCAATACCATAATGAAAATACAATTCACTAAATGGAGTTGATTTGTTAAACTTAGAGGGAACAATACGAATTACTTGTTTCCCAATTGATGGTTTCCAGAACAATGATTTACCATTGTTATTATTTCCAGAGGAGGGTTTTTCCAGCGCCTCTAGTCGCTGTTTGATTACATCTAAATCCATGTATAACTTATTTTTTGTTTACAACTAAATATAAGAACCTTAATTTCACCTACCAACCTAAAGTTCGATGATGGTGTGGATCTTTGTCTTTAATTCTTTGAGCTCGTTTTGTTGGGTCAATAAAATGGTATTTCTGTAGTGTTGCCAATTTACTCTAAAACGTGGGTCTACTACTCCATCATTCAACCTTTTAATGAGCTCATTTAAAGCATTGATAGTGTATAGGGTGTTACTATCTTTTTTTCTATGAACTAAAATTGTGTTCTGGGGGATATTTGAAACATTAGCCTGATCTACATTGTATGTAACAACATATTCATTGTTGCTCTTGACATGCAAGACAAACATTTTATTGTACATTATATCATATTGGGATTGGAGATCATTTATCAATGAATCCAAATCCTCTAGGGTGGTAAATGTACAAAACAATTTATTATTCAAGTCTATATAATTTTGGGATGGACTAATGTCTGACCCATACATATAGTCATATTTAGTTAAAGTCGTAGTTGCTTCCATTTTTTTCTTTAATTTGTAACTTTAATTTATTAAAAACCTTTTTTATTTGTTCTAATACATCTAATTCTCCCTCATCCACATCGAATAAAAACGAATCGTATGTATATAAAACTAATTTAGTGTTCTTACCTTTTAACACCCTAAATATACGAAACAAAATTTCAATATTCAAGCTTGTTTCCATATTTTGTAAAATATAGTTGAACAATTTTTGTGGATTCATATCCTCTAATTCATCTTTTTTAAAAACATAATTAGAGATAGGGCATGTTATTGAGCCCGTGGTTTCAAATTCTTCCCAAATCGTACGTATATACTCAGATGTTGCTTTAAAGAATGGTAAATCCTTATATTGTTTAAAAACCCCTCCGTATAGTTGTTTGAATGTTAATTCTTTGGCTTTGGCGTAGTCAACTCCATACATACTTGCAAAGCTTTTATGTATATCGCCATCATCAAATTTAAAATCAACAAGCATCCCGCAAAGAGTAGGATGATAGGCACTAATATCAAATTCCACAAAATTATCATTGTGTGGTATAAAACTCTTCCTACAACCGTTTTCTTTGGAGAGGGCTGCATAGTTGACTCCATTAAATTTATTAGAAGGTCTTGTAGTGAGTGTTTTAAAGTTATAAACTGTGTGAGTAAATTCGCTCTCAATTTGGTGAAAATGTTTTTCAAATTCATTTTTATCTATTTTTATGCCATTTCGTTCAATGGCGTTAAACACTAATGTAGCTTTGTCGTTATAAAACGGATTTACGCGGGAATTAATGCGGTGCTCCAAATCCTCATATGTCTGCTCGCAAACCTCATAATGTTTGGTAATTGGCACTATTTGGTTTACTGTTAAAAGATCGGGGAATCTTCTATATAAAGTAGTGTGTGCTGTTGTTTGAGGAGGTATATACGGAGGAGATTGGAGTGTTATGTCTATAAGCTGCTTAAATATTGTATAATGTAGGAATTCTTTTTTATCTCTTACATATAGTTTGTCTAATCCTTTTAACCATAAATATACCTCATCTTCAAATAAGCTTTCACATTCGGGGTGAGAAATAGGTAGAATGTATCCCTTGTGACCTACAATGGGTCTTACGTAAAAGGCACAAATTGAGTTTTGGGAAGGGTGTTGGTAAGGATTATTTGGGATAATCTCTACAAATACTTCTTTAAAACCACTATTTTGTAACCATGAAAATTGTTCTTTATTCTCAATTAACCAAAACACTTATTATAACTTTATCTATAGAACTTAATATAATTAAATTTTAGATATTCTCCAAGCCCACTTATGTTGAGTTGTTGTTCTCTTAATTTTACTATATTTTGATTTACTCTAATTACCTCATCTTTATCCCCGGTTATTAACCAAGGTAGTTGGATACCAATATACAAACTATTTTCAAATAATCCACTAGTTTCAGTGTATTTATTTTCATTTGTTTTTTTAGCAAAATATCTAGTGAATTCTCCTAATTGGTAATCTTGCTCACTGGGTTGTGGGTAGAATGGGGTTGGAGAGGTGATTGGGGGAGTATCTATATTGTTTTTGAGTTTAGAGTAAGTATAATTGTCTCCCACTAATTTATAGTTAATATTATCTTCATCTCCATAACTTTCAAAAGGGGATTGATTATCAGGATCTATTAAAATTAATTCTAAGTTTTTACCATCATTAG